AACATTTATGAATATCTTGGATCTAATGTGTTACCTGGTTTTAAAACTGGTAAACTTTTACATTCTGATGACAAATATACATTAAAAGAATGTATGGAGAAGTATGGATTACTCACAGATAAGGTTTGGTATGAATCTTTTGATGGTTTAGATACCGTCACAGAGAATTACATTCGTAACATGCGGGCGAATGGCGAGATGATAAACAAAAATCCGCGTATTATTATGTCAACAATACATGGAGCGAAAGGAGGTGAAGCCGATAACGTTCTGCTTATGCAGGACCTAACTAATGCAGCGTTAGAAACGATGAGTCATGATCCAGATGAATTACATAGATTATTCTACACTGGAGCGACGAGAGCGAAGCGTGAATTGCATGTGTTAGATCCCAAGAACTTTGATCGAGCTTATATATTATAACCTATGGATATAATTAAAGATAAAATAGATAACTTCTTTAAATGGGTTAAAGGAACCCAGTTAGTAGAACTTGATTCTATCAATGTTAAAGAAGATCCTGTCAGACCTGAATTAGATTTAGAATTTAGAAAGAGTTATGGAAGAAAAATATATGGTCTAAAGTTTGATAACGAGATTGAAGGAATTGTGTGTATTGCTTATACAAACGATATTCCAAAGTCCGTAAAAGAGTTAGATATAATGTCTCAAAATGCAGCTTTTAAAAAGGATGCTAATACTGCTGTAGCTTACACAGTTTGGTCCAGAAAAAGAGGAGCAGGTAGGGAAATTATTCAGAAAGCTCTTGAATTTATTAAGTCTAAAAAAGAAATTAAGAAAGTAGTAACTCTTTCTCCATTGACTCCAATGGCTACTCACTTTCATATCAGGAATAAAGCTAAACTAATTAGCATTAATCCTACAACCCAAAACTTTGAGTACAAATTATGAAAATACCTGTAACACAAACTATTAGAGACCATGCTGATCTAGTCTTATCAACAAAAAACTTCGGTGTAAGAAAAGCAGGCTTTAATGGAAGTCGAACAATGCAAAGAACCGGAGTAATAGGTGAGCTAATGATCTATAAAGCTTTAGATCTACCTCTCCCTACTTATGAAAAATTTAGTTTCACTGATATAGAAATTAATAATAAGAAGATTGATATTAAAACAATGGGAAGAAAGTATTTTATGCGGTCAGGTTGGGTGCATAATCTAGTGAGGTTCCAAGTTCCTCACCTTGTAGATTATATTGTCTTTAATAATTATAACAGAGCCCAAGAAACTATGGAGATTGATGGGTGGTTAGATAAAAAAACTATTCTTGATAACATGGATAAATGGGGCCAAGCTAAAGGAAATATAAGAGAAAGAGATGATGGAACTTTTCTACAAATGGGAACTAATAATATTGAGGTACCCACAGAAGTTTTGAATAAAATTAATACTATAGAAGATTTAAAAAAGATAGGAGAACAAAATGAAGAGTCTTAAAAAGCAGGTCGGTGGGAATCACTACCGGAATTTTGTCATTCAGCCGGCAGAATTTATAAATAAAAATGGGTTGCAATTTGCGGAAGGCAACGCTATAAAATATATCTGTAGACACAAATACAAAAATGGAGAAGAGGACGTGAGAAAAGCTATTCACTATTTAGAAATGATCTTGGAGAGAGACTACAAATGAGGAATACTCAAATGCCTCTTTTCACTCCCGAAACAGAATGGGTTATGCCCGATGAACTAAAAGATTTGCGCGAGGCAAAAGAAATTGCTATCGATTTAGAAACCAATGATCCGCACCTAAAGGAGCTCGGATCGGGGAACGTGACAGGAAGAGGGCACATTGCTGGCGTTGCGGTGGCCGTAGAGGGCTGGTCAGGGTATTTCCCTATACATCATGAGCAAGGCGGCAACATGGACCGTCAATTGGTCTTAAAATGGCTCCAAGATGTCTTAAATCAAGAAAACACTAGGTTTATCTTCCATAATGCGATGTATGATGTGTGCTGGTTAAGGTCAGCAGGTCTTACTATAAAAGGACCCATTGTGGACACTATGATAGCAGCGTCTTTAATTGATGAAAACAGATTATCTTATCAGTTAAACACACTTGCAAAACATTATGTTGGTCTAGGTAAAGACGAAAAGATTTTACAAGAAGCTGCAAAAGAATATGGACTTGATCCTAAAGCAGACATGTGGAGATTACCCGCAATGTTTGTTGGTCAATATGCAGAACGTGATGCAGAATCTACCCTTAAACTTTGGCAAACTTTAAAAAGAGAATTGTATAATCAAGAACTAATGGATGTATTTACATTAGAAACGGATTTATTTCCTTGTCTAGTTGATATGAGATTTAAGGGAGTGAGAGTTGATTTAGAAAAAGCACAAAATATTAAACAAAATTTAATCAAAAGGGAAGAGAAAATAATATCTAATATAAAAAAATTAACTGGTATTGAAGTAGAAATTATGGCAGCCAGATCTATAGCAAAAGCCTTTGATAAACTAAAACTTCCATATGATAGAACAGAAAAAAGTAAAGAACCTAGTTTTACAAAAAACTTTTTACAAAACCATCCTCATGAATTAGCTAAATCAATTGCTGAAGCAAGAGAACTTAACAAAGCTCACACTACATTTATAGATTCAATAACTAAACACGCAGTTAATGGTAGAATACACGCAGATATAAATCAAATTAGATCAGATGCAGGTGGAACGGTAACAGGTAGGTTCTCAATGAGCAATCCAAACTTACAACAGATTCCAGCGAGGCACCCTGAACTTGGTCCTATGATTAGATCTATATTTATTCCCGAAGAAAAACATACTTGGGGTTCATTTGACTACTCACAACAAGAGCCAAGAATATTAGTACACTATGCTAAACTACAAAACCTTGAAGGTGTAGATGAAATTGTTGAAGCATATAGAGATGGAGACGCAGATTTCCACCAAGTTGTAGCAGACATGGCCGGCATAGAGCGTAAGCAAGCCAAAACAATTAATTTAGGTTTGATGTATGGTATGGGTAAAAATAAATTAATGGCTGAACTAGGTTTGATGAAAGAGTCAGCAGAGAAATTGATTAGACAATATCATTCTAGAGCTCCCTTTGTAAAAAAACTTATGGATAATGTATCTCGTAAAGCAAACGATAGAGGTAAGATCAGAACTTTACTAGGACGTGCGTGTCATTTTGATTTATGGCAACCTGTTCAGTTTGGAGTCTTTAAACCTTTACCATTAGAAATGGCTAGAAAAGAATATGATGAGCCTTTAAAACGTGCATTTACGTACAAAGCTTTAAATAAATTAATACAAGGATCAGCTGCCGATATGACGAAAAAAAGTATGGTAGCTTTATATAAAAATGGTATAATACCCCACATACAAATCCATGATGAAGTGGATATATCTGTTGAATCTCCAGAAAAAGCCGAAAAGATAATCGAAATAATGGAGTCAGCGGTTGAATTACAAGTTCCAAATAAAGTAGATTACGAAAAAGGATCTAATTGGGGCGAGATTAAATAGGAGTATTATGTATAAAAACAAATTAAAATCTCAAGCTATGTATGTAATTATATTAGTTAGAGACAAAATTAAACAAGCTTATACCTGGGTCGCAGGTAAATTCAGTAAATAATTCTTATCGGCCGTATAAGATAGGGTGTGTTGGGAGACTAACACGCCCGGTACTAAAATTATGAAAACAATACCAGACGCAATAGACGATATAATATATACTATAAAAAAAATAATAGATGTTCCACTATCTTGGATGGAAACTATAGGTAGTAAAATGAATGTCTATGCTTGGAATAAACGATGGGGAAATAGGGAGACAGGTTATGGCTACAAAAACAGAAAATAGATGTAAAGAGTGTAACTGCAATTGTCATTGCAAACAAGAACTACACGCAGATGTTTATGGTGTATGTACTTGTGATAATTGTAAGTGCAATAATCCAACCAACGATGGAGAGGAATGTCTATCGTGTCAATAAAGGAGTCCAGTTATGAAATGGATAAAAAAATTATGGGACATGTATGTCCACTGGTTATTCGATGGTTTTAACAATGATCATGAAAAGAAAAGAAAAAAATAAAAGTAAATTTTAATGGATTAAAAAGAATATAGTGATTGTTCCAGTTGTAGCTGCGATTATAGCTGGAACGTTCACATCAATT